AGGGATTTTTCAACCGTTTCAGGCTGATTCTGTACTATCTCGCCGAGATCGCCAGACTTTCGGAAAGCAGTGTCTTGCTCTACAAGTTCCACACGCTTACCAAATTCATTAAATACACTTGTTGCTGATGCAATATCTTTTGCAACTGCTTCAAATGATGTTTGTGCCACTTCAATATCAACCTTGGTAGACTTCAAAAGTTCTACCTCTGTTTGTAATGATTTGACAACTTCTACTAGATCGCTAAAGGCTTTTTCAAGACCGTCATTTGTTTCTGTAACTGCTTCTGCAACTGGTGCTTCTGCAACTACTTCATCTGACTTAGGAGCCATTGGCTTCTTAGCCTCTGCCTCTTCATCTGCTGGAGTTTCAGCAGCATCTTCTTCAGCATCTTCTTCTCCAGAAGATGGTGCTTTCGCAGCCTTCTCTGTTGAAACTTCTTCTGCTGTAGTCTCTACTACATCTGCTTTCGCATCTGCCTCTGGAGCGACCTCTGTTACTTCAACTGCAATATCAGATTTCTCAACGATTTCTTCAACTGTGTTTTTTGTTGATTTTGCCATAAGGTTTTCCTCCTTGTTAATCTTAGAAGTATTAATGCCTTTAGCACTATCAACTAAGAATTTTATCATTGTTACTTTTTCGTTATCTGTCTTTTCAACGAAACCTATGTTTTCCATTTGCTCACCAGTTATTGGGCTTAACTCTGATTCGTTTTCAGATGCAAGGACTATTCCATTTTCCTTATCATAAAATACATTTTCTAAAACTGTTTCATCAGCCTTGATTACATCTACGCCATCTACCTTTTCAACAGATACGATGTTTGCAAATTGATTTGCTGGGGAATCTACAAGACTCAACTCAACTAAATCATACTGCTTAATAACACGGATTGACTTGTCTGACTTCTCGTCATAAGCATCGTCCCACTTGTTCATTCTTCCGCCAATAGAAAAACCAGCAAGTGTTCCGTCTAGAACTTTTTCCCAAGTATCTTGTGCACCTTTTGAAACATATGCAGATACAAATACTCCGTTATAAAACTTCTTTGATTCTGGATCGAAATACTTTTCTGCTTTAAAGTCTACCATCTTGCCTACTGCTAATGGCTGGTGCATTTCTCTAATGTTCCCACGGAATTTTGCAAATGCATCCATTGATGCTTCTGCTGTTACAATGTCATCTTGCTTGTCAATATTGTCAAGTGATGCAAATCCAGAAACGATTCGACGCTCCTTGTCCACCTTAGTAAGTGGCATAGATAGGCGGAGGTTGTCTCCATCTGTATTCCAATTGGCTTTAGAGATAATCATGGTTATTATATTATATACCCTTTTTTGCTAAAGTATCACTATTCGGACATTTCGGTCACGTCATCAAACTTACGGCCTTCGCCTTTTGGATTTCTTCCACTTACTGTGGCTGGTCCGTCAGACTGGTTGTTTGTTCTTTCAGTGTCCCTTGCTCTGTCCGCATTATCATTTGCTGCTTGCTCTGGCTTTGGATCGAAAGGCTCGTTCCCGCCCTCAATCTGTGGAAGACCAAGAAGTTCTCGACCCTCATTTGGAAGCATAACCTGTGTCTTAACAAGTCTTTCGATAATCTGTGATTGAGCAATTTCATCTGTAAGGGTAAGTTCGTTGAACTTAAACTCCAGAATATCTGTTTTTTCTTTTACAATTTTATTAATCATCTTCTCAAGGTTCCTCTGTGCTGGTCTTGCAACCTGCTCTTTAAAGGTGCGGTCCTGTGAGAGCGCAGCAGCAATGGCTGAGGAGTCAGAGCCACCAATCTTAGAAAGAGGAACTTGATGAGCAACAAGAATGTCATCTCTGTTCTGTTTTCTATATTCCTTAAATGATGCTTCTTGGATTCCGTTCTCTACAGGATCCATNNNGCAGACATAATATCTGGAACTCCATAAAAAGTATTTAAGGGTGAGTATTCTTTAAAATGAATAATCTCATTTGGTCTTGGATCTGTTCCTAGTGGGTTTGCGTTTGTTGCTCCAAAGTTACGGAAGTAAACAACCTTGTTTGCAATAACCTGGACAAAGCCATCTCTAAGTCTACGAACACGCATTGTAGTAGATGGAATATGACCAACATATCCAATCTCTCCACGAGTAGTTCTACCAATTTCCAAATATGCATTTCCAGTTGACTGCAAGTCAGTAAAGACCTTTTCCATTGTTGTTGTAAAAGAGTCTTCATCATTTAACGATTCAAGCCAGTCAGTCATTTCAATCTTTGCTCGCTCAATTCTTTTTCTTGCATTCTCAGAAGTCTTTGGTTCTGATGCTTCTAACTTAAGCATAGTTCTTTTTGAAATTTTAAACTCATAGCCAAGACCAACAATATTTTCTACCTTTGCATCAATGGCAGCGTGGTTAGCAAAAGATGTATCATAGAAACTTGCAAGTTCGTATAAATTCCATGGAGGAGTGATTACATCAAATAGTCCATAAGCATTTCTAAATACTGTTCCTGAGTTAATCTGCTTGCACAGCGCCAAGGTCGTTCATAGAAGGAATAAGTCCTTCTGCTAATCTTTGCTTTTGTTCAGAGTACTCTTCTTCTGAGATTCTTGTTAATCCTGGTACGAAGATGCATTCGCCATCTCCCTCATCCCCATAATATTTGGCTGCTTCTTTAAGTTTGGATATCTGAAAGATGTCGCCTTTCATTGATTCAATGTTTAAAACAGAACCAGTGCCGTCTGTAAACCACTTGCCGTTGGCCTTTTTATAAACATATAGACCCCAATCATAATGCTTTTCAATAATTTTTGCACGGGACTCACCCACTTGCCCCTTCATTTTTGGCAAGGCTTTCTTCTTTTTGCGTGGATCTTGAGTATTCATATACTAAAGTATACCATATTAGATGGCAGTAGTGGTTATTAGTTTCGAGTTAATACCAGAATATATACGATACTCGTGCTCAGTGCTTGATCTAGCATTGTCAATTACTAGGGATGCCTGACTATCAATAATAATCTTATTAGTTCCTGTATAACTCTTATAGATTGTTGATGGATCAATGCCATAATAGTTTGTTTTGGAAAGCGTTAGGACCCCATCCCAAAGGCCTCCTCCATCAGTCCAGTATCCCCACTCAATGTTTTCTGGAAGAATGTATTTAACTCCAAACCATCTTCTAAACTCTTCTTCTTCGCCTTCTTGCAAGTTGCTAGATTCATAATAAGATATTGTGTTAAACATCAGGGGTCCGTTAAGATTAATTAATCCAACCCTGTTTTTAAAGTCTAATACCTTTGGAAAGGATATTCCTACGAATGCCCATTCTTTAACTGTCAAAACTGGATCTTTTACGACTTTTCCATTAAGGTAAAACTTAATTCCATTTTCTAGTCTTCCAGTATTTGCATCTACTGCATAGATTTTTGCCCTGTGTCCTTGAGGATGGATTGCAGATAGATAAAACTTTATGTGCCTATCCCTTGCTTTAATTTCAAAAACTTCTATAGATCCGTATGGGAACGCATCCTTGTCATATCGAACCGCCATCTGTAAAGCCATAACTTTAAAGTTGTCTGATTTTTCTTTGTTAACTGAAATAGAAAGCCCTCTATTGATTGTTGGGTCCATGGTGCCTTTTATTTCTATACCAGAATATCTTGTCAAGTAAAGGTATGGGGAGGTGCCCTTATAAATTGTAAAAGGGTTCTCAGTCTTATAGTCGTAGTAGAATCCAGATTTTTTGTATGGGAATAAAGAATGTCCAAATCTTGTGCCAATAGGGTTTGGTGAAGTATTGTTAAACGCCTGAGAAGAATATTCTAGAGTTCTAATTGCAACATTATTTTTTAATATTCCTTTAACATTAAAGTCAAGGTGGGTAACAATTGCAAGGTCCAGATTGCTAACATCTTTTGGAGTGTAGATTACCATATTATCTACAACCTCATACTTGGTGTTTCTCCAACTTTCTCCAGGAACAACAAAAGAGTCGTTTGAAGGTTTCTCTGTATTTATAAAGTTCTCTAATGATAGGTTTGCTCCATTTTTAATATATTGAAATGTTATGTAAGATTTTACAAGAGAGTTTGATGTGTCGTATTTATAATTTCTATATACCCTATCTCTTAAGTCTGTGTAGTCTAGGTAGCCAGTAAATAGTTGATTATCTAAAGAAGTATAGTCTCTTTGAATTGGAATATTATAAACATCAGACAGTTCTCTATATGTCCAAGAACCAAACTGCTCTTCTTCTACAAACACAGATGGTGCTGGATAATTTATATTAAACTGAATAAAGTCTAAATCATAATACGGCTTGCTCTTGTTATCTGTTATAAATTTTGCAAAGTATGTCAGGGGAAGGTAGTCTTCCCAGTATCCCTGAACGTCTATGTCTAAAGAATAAGATCCAAAACTTACCAAAGGGGACAGAGTGTAACTTGCCGTGTGTGCCTGCAGGGTGTTTGCTGTTGCTAAACTTGGAAGTCCTGGGTCAATTACTGAGTCCCACTCTGATGGACTGTTTCCAAAATATTCATCAGTTGAGTTATAGTCAACGTCTGGTGTGTTTAAATACTCTTCAAAGACATCATCACTTTGTCTTACAATTCCTTTTTCACTAAAGAATGCTGCAATGGCTTTGTGATTTCTAGAAGTACAGAATCCAGTCTTATATATTTTCCCAGAGAATGTTTCTTCTGAGTTTGAACTGCCTGCAATATAAAAATTAAGACTGCTAGAATTACCAAAGAAGGATGCAACGCTTCCTCCAAAATAATGAGATATTGTATCTATGTCTACGCCTATAGAAAACATTTCATCTAGGTCTAATTGAGACAAGGTTAATAGGGTTTGCTCTGTACCATTATAACTTAAAGTATAAACTACGGTAGGTCCAGTACAAGATATTTCAAAGTAGTTTGGTGATGTTTTTGATTCGGCCCTGAACAATACCTGCTTTGTTGTTGAAAAAGATGTAATCTTAAATGATCCATAAAAAGATTTTACCTTTTCCTTTAAAAAATTTAGACTGTCAAAGTATAGATACGAACCAACTGGTGCAAGAGAAAA